TGTTTTGATTATATCGCCCGTTTCTTTTACCTCAACTATCTGAACATTATACGGGAATGATCCCACATACCTATTAGTTACATACTCGATAAAATAATAGTCTATGTCAACATCGTAGTCAAATTTAGCGGCCTTAAAAAATGATTCTATGTTGCTGATATTCGCTATTTTTGTGCGATACGATACGTCTTTAAGTTCCGTAAATTTATCATTCATTACAACATTAACCGGCAGTGAGGTAAACGTTATTTGGTGCGCAACGTGTCCTAATTCAAATGATTCCTCTGCGTTCATGCTTCGAGACAATTCGGCAGAATAGAAAATATTTGTTGCGTCGTAGTGTATGTCTTTTTTTAACGCGGGATAATCGACAATCTGAACGCCTCCGATGGTTGTTAGCTTCGTAATATCTACATTAATATCCTGCCGGTTGTCTAATTTTGTTTGTGTTGAATTGTTAATTGCTTTTACCTTAACCCCAAAAGCAAACTTCCCAACTTTCACAATCTCATAGAAATTAAAATTAATATCAAACCGTGTAGGAAATTCAACGTATTCTCTTAATGAGCTTTTCCACCATTCGATTATTAAAGTACATTTTGCGTTCAATTCATAAGCATCATAAAGGTTTTTTAAGAATTGCGCCCCGTTGCTTACAAAGGTTAATGAATCTTGTTGAAACGAACTAAACACGCCGCCGACTTCTAAATCTCTTTTGATGTTTAATGTTCCTGATTTCCATTCTAACGGCTCAGGATTGCAGACAATTTCATTATTTGCCGACATTAATCTAAATCTGTATCGTTCGGGTGTATTTGATTCGATTTCGTTTAAAAATGCCATAATTTAATTATTTCGTATCAACCTATTTAGATATATCGTCTGACTATGTGTGGTCCCGTGTCCGATCTGCCTATGTTCCTGATCAAATATTGCAACCGGCTTATTTTTAATTGCCCTTTCAACGCTCATTAATCCGCTTAATATTCGATCATCTGTCATTTGCCGACCGCCTGCGTTATCGCTCATTCTGATCATCTTTTCAGTTTCTGGATTACTTAAAATTTGCGCCCCTTTGAATTTACTGCCATCAAAGTACGTGGCCTTATTTGCCATTGCCATTTCACCGGATTTAAGTAACATTAACTCACGTCCGGCCTCTCCAAATATTCCCATTTCTGGCGCGTCTTTCGTACCGTATTTAAACTTAGGTATCGGTTGTGCTGCTGCTAATGCTAATTGAACGGCTCCAAGTGCGATAATAAACGGAACAAGCGGTAATGTCACCACCTTTGAGGCTGCATTTGCGGCTCCCATTGCGGTACTTAATGCAATATTAAACATTGCCTGTAGTTTTTCGGCCTTGGCTTGTTTTGTCTTAATCGCGGCAGACTTCTTATCGTATTCTTCTTCGATCTTTAGTTTTTGTGCCTCCGTAAGATTCTTGTTTGATAATTTAGACGCCTTTTCTTTGTCGAGTGCTGCAAGTTCCTGATCGCGTTTTGCAGAACCTAAATCAAATATTCCGTTAATTACCTCCGATGCAATGTCTGCTTCTTTTTCTCGTATCTCTTTTTTTAATTCAAGTTTTTCTTTTTCTGCATCCTTTTCAGCTTTTTTAATTTCTTCGATTTCTTTAATCGCGCTGTCCACCCCTGCAATATCGGCGTCAATTTTTGTTTTTAACGTATCATCATAAAATTTTTGTTTCTCTTTTTCTGAATCTTCAATCTTTTTTAAGATGTCGTCTTCTGATTTAATCGTAATGTCCTGAATTTGTATTTGAGCATCTTCGTATTCCCTTGTTCCTGCCTTATAAAGAGCTGATTTTTTGTTAAGGAATTTAACTTCCTGATTTTCTAATTCAAGTTTGTATTGATCATCGCTTGTAATACCGTCAATATGACGCTGTTTAATAGACTGTATTTCTACTTTATTGCCTAATTCGACCGCGTCCACTTTGGCCTTAAGTGCATCTTCGGTGCGCTTTTTATTCTCTGCCGCCATCTCGTTTATCAGCGTTGATTGTTGGCTTTGCGTCCTTTTATTTCCCTCGAAAAACTTTGTATCTGCGTCAATAACTTTAGCGTACGATTCTTCGAGCGGCTTAAATTTATCTGCGCCACCTATTAAATCATACATCTTTTTTAAAGCCTCAGATCCCTTCAATGCTGACATTTGTTCTACTGCGTCCATTTGTATAAACGCACGTAATTGATCTGCCGTCACACCTGATATCTTAGCTCTTAGTGCTGCCTTGTCTGTATCAATTATGTATTGACGTTTTGAATATTCAACCTCTTTCTCTGATTGCTCCTTGCTTAATCTCATTACCTCACTAAGATTTGCAAGTCTCTCCTGATCTGATTTAGTTTTATCCTTTGCGGCAAATAACGCCTTTTGAATTGCGTTTACTTCTCCTGCCTCTTCTGAAACGTGGAAAGCTAATTCCTTATTAAGTGCGCTTTGAGCATCAACTAATCCCCATGCCTGTTTTGCAGCGTCAGCCATTTGGTCCCCAATTCCAGACACTGACTGTTTAAATAGGTCAGCGGATCGCGTAAAGTCCCCAGAAAATAGAGCGCTAAAAGCATCTATCAGTACTGTTGCGCGCTGCTTTAATACATCGAAAATAGCAGAAATGCTTGCCATTACTTCCTTTACCAACTTTCCTCCCGAAGCGGTTGAAGTAAAAATAGAATATAAGGCTGTTAATCCTGCCACGATTAAGGTTAAAACAGCAATGATCGGTATTTTAATAAGAGATAACATTTCCTGACCAAATGCATATGTAGAAGAGGCGGCCTGCCCTAAAAACCCAGGTAATTTACCCAATTGATCAGCATATCCTCCAACGCCCCTTTGATGTCTATTTGTTGCGGCCTCGGCTACTCCGATTTCACGGCTTAAATTATTAATTTCCTTTTCTGCTTCTTTAGTTCGAGTTCCTGCCTGATCGTACGCTTTTGTCAGTTCAGATAATCGCTGTCTCATGCGAACTAATGAACCTTCTTCTGCCTCGTTTGCTTTTACCTTGTCGCTAATTGCTTTCGTGGCGGCTTGCGTTGCTATCCTGTTTTCAATAATAGTCTTTAATCGCCCATCCTCAGTATCTTTTAATTTCTGTTCGCTTGCTTGTAGTTGTTTACCAAGCGAATCTAATTGCTGAGCTGTTTGCGTGGTTTGTTTTTGCGCATTATTAAGCGAAGTGGTTGAAGCAACATTTGTATTAATTGCCACATTGCTTTCGTTAATCGTTTTGACCAGCTTTAAATAATTCTCAGCCGTTGCCGATAGTGTTCCGTTCAACGTGGTTAATCCTTTATTTATCTCTTCTATCTGTGCAAGTTCCTGACTATTCGCCATTGTCTTCTGATTTTGATTGCAACTTAATTTTTTCTTCCGCCATTTCTTTCATTTCAACAAATGTAATTAATCGCATTGATTCGTTATATGGTTCTGATAAATAATTGAAAACTGAATATATTACCTTTGTTAATTTTACTGACGGCCTACCTTCTGATTCTATTTCTGGATACATTTCCCGATACTTGTCGGCCTTGTGCTCTATGTATTGCCTCAATATAGAAACATCATCAGACGTATTCAATTCAATTCCTGTGTGCTTTAAAACTTCTGCCTTAACCTTTTCAAATTCTGCCTCTGATTCAGATAGTTCTTTCCCGATTAAAATTTTCCATGCATCTATTCGAGATTTTAAAACTACCTCAATAATAACGGCCTTATAAAGTGCTTCGAGCAGTTGTAATTTTCGATACGACAACAGTTTATCAAATTCATCCTGAATATCGGTTATTGGACTGTTCCCTATTAGTTTAAATATTTCAGTTGCAAGATTTTCGAGTCGTTTATGAAACAGAAATAACGGAACAAACCAATACTTTTTAAGCGAGTTGGCTGTTTTTGTTGCGTCCAAAAGGATAATATCTTTTAATAAAACTTCATGGATTCGTTTTATCATCTCAATACGTTTTTTAAGTAATCGTTTACAATTAATGCGTTATTTGATTCCTGCACTTTCGGTTGATTGGTGGGACTTATTCCGAATATCTTACCGTAATTCTTTACTAAGTATGCTGTTTTGTAGTCTTTTGAACTCATAAAGTATTCTTTGTAATTAGGCATAAAGATGAACATCGCACGCTGAAAATCACCCGTTAAAAATAGATTAGGCTTTGTTTTGTGTGATCTTTTGGCATATGCTTTCGTTAAATTGGTCGATCCGGTTGAAGCGTGAATTAATGCCTTGTCGTACGCATCGGTTGAATTGAACATCTGGACCCGATTCATTTCGACATTTTTAGGATTTGATTCGATTGCCTTAACAACATTGGCGTTAAAATTAGCCATCCATTGCGCTGATTTCTTTTGTATGTCGATTATTCTTGCCATGATTCAAAGATATAAAAAAAGGGGAATAATTACAAACCCCTTATTTTCTCATTCTTTCACCTTAATAGTTATTTGTTTAACTCCAAGTAGCTTTGCGACCTCTTCCGGTGACTCTGTTACGTTTCCTTTTAGTGACGTATCGTAGAAACTTAAAAAGTCAGGCCATGTCCATGAATCCCATCCTACATCGGGATTAATATCTACATTCCCGATTTTCATAATTAAACAGGAATTGCAAGGACGTTTGACAAATAACCTACCTGAGTGGCAACTATTGTTTCAGCCTGAATTTCGAACGGACCAGTCATTTTAGCGGCTGTATTCAAAACGGTCAATGTATAT